ACAAAGGCTTGACAAGCGTTAACTCGCGTGCTAAGACTACAACAAACTCAGACAATTCGTAGTATTTACGCACCTTCTGAGGCACCTTGACAACTGAATACACCTTATTGCTAATGATTCTCAATAGCACTATAAAAAACAAATACCTATTTTTTTAACCATTTAAAATATGTATCAATTCTTAACAGTTTTTCCACAACCTGTGAAAAACTACATTATCATATGATTTTGTGGAGCATCTAAATGAATAACAATATTCAATGACATTCTCCACTTCTCTATAGATGGTAATGCTTGATGAGTATAACAAGATGGAAAGATTAACCACTTACCTTGTTGATACTTACATTCATGAAATAATTTTTCTTCTAACGCATTGTTGTAGATAGCAGTGCCACCATTATTTTCATCTCCTGTCGTAATATAATAAATGAACGACCATTTAGTAACGTCATCAACATCATCATAATGTATTGTTGGATGTTGATTTGGTGTTTGCCCATTTAATACAATACGTTGAATACCATGTGCTTTTGCTGTTGAGTGTATGTATTTTGGACCTTCATTCATAGCCCAATGAAGAGCATAATAAACACCATGCGGAAGAGTAGAAAGAGTGAAAGAATCTACCCAATGAGACCAATAAAAAATACGACCAAAGAATTGTTGATTATCATTAGATCCACCGTAGGCTGTGTGCCCATATGTCAACGGATAATTATGAAGAGAATCGTACAAAAATTGTTTGGTGTGTGTATCATGAGGAGAGACTTCAAAGATACACTCTTTTTTTGCGTAGACATTTTCTAATGGTCCTCTAGCGTTTAGTTCCATGATATGGTATAAAAAGTACGTTTTGTTTACTATCTGAATGTCTAGCATGAAACCAATCAAAAAACTCTTCTTCTAGTGCTTGTGAATTAAGACGATGTTGAGTTTTAAGTTTTGGATTTTTACATGCACGAGAACGACTGAGCAAGTAATCAATACGAATACCTGCCCAGTCTATGAGAGAATTATATTGTTCTTCATGTGACATAGAGTGTCATGTTATAGTGATCATAAGAATCAAACGTTTGATCTGGTGGTAGTAGATCAATGAGTAGATGAACAAATTCAGCTGGAAAGAAATCACGCTTTCGAATAAGTTTTGTGCGTTCTTCTTCAGTGAGATCATCCGATTGAATGACAACTTTGTAAGATGAATTGTCGATGGGTTGAAGAGTAATCATGTGAATTCTGCGATGTAGTAATCAACGGTAACTTGGTTCTCTGCAGCAAGACGCTCTAGGTCTTCCACATAATAATCTATGAGTTCTTTCTCACGATATTCATCGATATTAAGAAGAATGTCTTCAAGATTGTTTTTGGAGTTTGTCATTTGGATTCAGGCAGGTTGAAGTCTTTCATGAATTCTTTCAGACGTTGTTCTGAACGATAGTTCATAACAATATCAACAATACAATAACCAAAGGCAAAGGATGCCATGATAGTAGTAATCATTTAGGTGTTCCGTCTAAGTTGAAGATTGTGCCGCAGTCTGGGCAATGATAGGAATGCGTTTTGTCTGCCTCCCATGATTGTAGAGCGATGACCCTAGAATAGAAATAGGGAGGAGAGTAGTTGTGATGATACTCTTCGGGAATAGGAATCGTATGCCAGTGAGCATTGCAGACTGGGCAGTGAGAGAGTTTTTCCATTATGCGGTCATGATTTTGTTGTACAAATCTTTGAAGATTTCACGCTCTATTGTATCAAGATTACTGACAAACTCAGAATCCACCAGCATTAACAGTATATCCTGAAGTAGAATATACTCTTCATACAACAGCGGTTCGCCTTGGTAAATTGCGTGTGTCATTTACAATCAGGATGCCAAACTTTCAGTTGCTCACAATACTGTTTCTGTTTCGCATCATAAGCAGCAAACAATTTATTGTCACGCACAATCAGAAATGCGTTCCAACCAAGCATTGCCGCAAACAGCAATGTAAAAGTTACAATATACTTAGAAGACATCAGCAAGCACCGTGAAAAGGATTACCGAGTTGAGGAAGATTCGAATTGTCGCGGGTTTCGATATAACCATGAGCAAGACGCTCACGAATATCCAGTTTCAGTTCCACACGATTCAGAAACTTTTTAGACACTTGACCGTGCGGTTGAAAAGTTACCATGCGAAATACCCAGTTGGTAGAAATATCACCGTAGGGAGTCTTCACAGGATAATAATCAACCACCATGTTACCATCTTTTGAAGTCAGTTGAGGCGTTTGCATCGGTGAATCTCGATTACTTTAGTAGTATAGAGGTTTATGGGTGATCTGTCAAGGGGATCTTTGATTTGCTCTGCTTATGAGTCTTGCGGGGGGTCGATCGGGATTGCTTTTGTTTTGTGATTTTTTGTTGATTTCGTATGTATGCTACGGCCTCAGCAGCGGAATCGACATCTGCGATCTGCTCTCCATTGTAAAGTATAACGTATTTGGTGTCATACCATGGCACTGCTGCATATCCATCTTTGGTAATCATAGGTGTTCGTTTATACTTTGGTATTTTTTGAAAATTTGGCTGCGAGAAAGGGGCAACAGGTCAATCGAAGAACTCGCTCAGACTAATTGTTTTTTCTGGTGAGCGTATATACTCATTGACACGCTTCTCAATCAGTGTACTATAGTCACGATGTAATTCGCAACCAATGTAGTTACGATTCAACGATTTAGCAACAGCAGCAGTTGTACCCGAACCCATGAATGGATCAAGTACAATATCATTTAGTTTGGAACCTGCAAGAATGCATGGTTCAATCAATTCAGGTGGATAGACTGCGAAGTGAGCACCTTTGTATGGTTTGGTAGTCACATCCCATACACTACGCTTACGCTTGAATGATTTACCGTCTACAGTTAGTTCTTTGATCGCATCCACATCAAAATAATAGTTCTTGCTCTTAGATAGCAGGAAGATATATTCATGTGATTTGGTACAACGATCCTTCATAGACTCGGGCATTGGATTGGGTTTAGACCAGATAATATCCTGCCTAAGATACCATCCATCTGCTCTCAGTGCAAATGCTAACATCCAAGGAATACCAATTAAATCTTTATCCTTAAGACCATCAAGTTTGTTGCCACGTCTAGGATTTCGAATTTGTGGTAAATCTTGGTTGTTGGATGCCACAGATTGCTTAGGCAGCGCCTGACCCTTGCCAGAACGATAGTTATAGTACGAGTCGCCAATGTTCACCCACAATGTACCATCATCCGCAAGACAATCGCGCACACCACGAAATACGTCCACTAACTGAGCAATAAACTCCTCTGGTGACTCTTCTAGACCAATTTGTGAGTCCTCATTGCCATAATCACGCAGTCCGTAGTATGGTGGAGAGGTCACACACATTTGTGCTTTCACACCAGCATCAGCAAACTGTTTGAGCGTGATGCGACAATCACCGTAGAGAATAGTGTCAATCAACTGAAATACTCCTGTGAGGTGTACAGATTCTTCACATCGTTATGTTTGATGCGAAGTGCGGTGCCACGATTGCGAACACCTTTACCCAAATTATACTGAGTATAGAGGCGCAAGTCAACCCCAATCTTGTTGTTTTCAATCATACTACGAAACAGATCTTTTGAAGTGCCACGATAGTAGTTGAATGCATCGAAATGGAAATGCTCTACATCCTGCTGTTTCTTCACATCAACATCAACCACGATCAGATTTTCGAATTTGGTGGTACAATGATCGAGAAGAGGGTTCCACTCCCATTTGATAAACGGTGTGCCATTCTTGCACACAAGCAGATAATCTTCATCTGTTACATCAAGATGAAATCCACGCTTGTTTGGTTTAGTCTTGATTGTTGCTTGTACTGTCTGTTCTCCTTCATGGTTACGGTGATTCCATCCATGCTGCTCAATGAAATCAATTTGTGGCAATTGCCATCCAGTGTCATCTGTGAGCAGTGTGAGCAAAGAATTAGATCTAATTCGTTTTGTTTTGAGTTCGGTGAGAAAAGCAACGAGATCTGGTAGAGAGATATTATTCTCTGTCAGTCCCAATTTTTTTTCAAAAGTATATCCAGCACCAGTGTTTCCATTTCGCATGGTTTTGATAAATCCTTCTGATTTAATGCGATGAAACTGAGCAAGGAAATCTTCAAATGTTTTCATGGGTCAAGGTGGATTAGATTGGAATTGTACAATAAAAAAAGGGGAGTTGTCAACCCCCCTTGACGGTCATGTAATAATGCTAGTGGGAGGCACACCCTGAACGAAGATAGCATCAACAACCGCCTGAAGACGCTTCTGAATCTGAGCGCCGTAGTTGCCGTAGATAGGTACAGTCACGAAACCAAACGGTTTACGATAGTTACCCAGATCACCAGCAGTGATACGACCTTCCGCAATGTCACGCGCATCATCCACATTCATGCGGATAACGCGACCGATCGTTTGCGCCATCTCTACAATGTTGAGGTTACGAAGCAGCACACAATGCGTCAGACCAGGAACATTCATGCCTTCAGACAGAATGCTATAGTGAAACACCACAAACTTACGATTAGGATCTTTGCCCCACGCAGTCAGCGTGTCAAAGAATACCTCACGATTTACCTTGGTCTTGTTGACATAGGCACCATGCTTGGCGGTGATGTGAAGCACATCATAACCACGCTCAGACAGTTCTTGAAGCATCACAGTTTGTGCTACCATACCCCAGATAATCTTAGAGGAAGGTGCAGCAACCAGAATCTTCTGACCAGCAGTGCCATCTAAATGGTCAATAATATTAAGCACAGTGTTGCTGTCACAGTTGGCAGCATTATCCTTGGTGCGCGTCACCATATCCTGCTCATGAATAACAATTTGAGGAGGAATGATGCTACCACTGTCAATCAGTTCTTGTGCGGGAATAGAATGAAGAACCTTACCAAACACAAGAGAGTTATTCATGCCACGACCCATCGGATTCTTGGAATGACGAGGAGTAGCAGTGAAGAAATAGCAGTTATCTGCCATTTGAGATACCATAGCAGTCTTAGGAAAGAATTGCTTGCTGGTAGCATTGTGTGCTTCATCGAAGTAAGCGACATCAATGTCAATACCTGCCTCTACAATACGATGCAGAGAATGATAAGTGGTGAAGATCAAGCAAGACTCACCAACAGCGCGGGCAGTATTGTTAAACAGACCAATCTGATCAGATTTGGTGGTGCTAAAGTGATGAGTATCACCAGAGTGAACATGAAGAATGTGAACATTCTTTGTGTCAATTACCTGCAGATATTCTTCACACAGTTGATTAACCAACAGCAAGCGAGGGCACACTACAACCGCCGTCAGACCATGCTGAGAGGCGCTCAGACGGCGAATAAGATCCATCACTGCCATCAGAGTCTTGCCACCGCCTGTAGGGCACAACACGGTGCCGTGGGATGCTTGCAGCATCGCGTCGAGAGCATTCTGTTGATGTGAGCGAAGTTTCATGATGAATGAATCAATGAATATAATATACAGCAAAAAGCAGGAGTCGTCAAGACCCCTGCCCATAAGCATCAGTTATATGATTGTTAAAGTTTACTTATTCATCTGAAGTGTAGGCACAGGCATACCACCTTCAGTAGGAACATAGATGGTTACGTTACCTTTCTGCGAACCTTCTTCAATACCAGTAATATACAGATACTGAAGATATTCACGGTTATCTTTCAGCGAGTTACCGATGATTTGGTTTGCTTTAGCAACACCACCAGCACGAATGATCTCAGCATCAGCTAGTTGTTGTGCTGAATCTTTCTTTGCTTGTGCTTCCAACACTGCCACCTGTCGGGTATATTCTGCTTTCTGAAGTTCTGCTTTACCTTGAAGCGATTGTGCCCACACATTATACAGCGGGCCAACCACAGCATTGATAATAAACAGCGTCAGAATAAAAGAAACACCAATGATACTGGCGTTACGAAGAGTGTTGTCAGGTTTAGTTCGATCATACGTCATAAGAAATCTCCTTGTAAGTATAACCAAATCCTTGTTGAGATTTGATGTTGTTTTGAATTTGTTTTTTCAGTTGCTTATATTTGTAGGTTTGCTTTTTAAAATCTACATATTGATCGACGTAACTAACTTGAGTATTCTCTTCGAGAGAAGGAGAAATCTCCTCCTCCACTACTTCTTCGGATGTTACATCAATAACTTGTTCTTCGTTCAACATGCGAGTGCTCCAGAAGGAATTTCAGCGACAGTAGGCATAGTGTTTTCTTCAAACTGATGCCTATCATAGCATACCCATTCGTTATTCACAAACAAGTAAGCATACTCTTCACCATCAGCAAGATAGTCATACTTGTTAGCATCAAGACGAGGAGGGCAATCTTCACCACGGGAAGAATAATAAAGAGCACCTTGAGCAACAGTTTCATTGTTGAAACCTGCATTAGTCCATGCAGAACTCATATCGCCACCATCAATCAGTTCGGAAGCAAGTTCTTTGCTATTGTAGTGAGTCTTCAGAATGCGACCCAACCATTCGGGATAACCATCCCAGTGATGATACACTGAGAGCACAGATTCGTCAGCGAGTTGAATGCCAATGCGAGCGCGAGTTGCCATGATGTTCAGCGGTAAATAGTTTTGAAAAAGAATACAATGCCACCAACTAAAAGAATGAAGGTGGCGAGAACAGAAAGATTAACAATATCCATCAGAGGAGACAGAAAGAACCACAATAGTTTTCACTTGATGTTACCTTCAGCAATCTGATTAACAACATTACGAGCAGACTTCATGAACTGAAAGGGAGTATAAAGTCCCATGTCTACACCGTCAAGGACATCAGAACCGTTGTAAGTGTTGACAATCAACAGGCAAGCATCATAGAGAGCAGCAAGATGCTCTTCTTTAGATTGAAATTGCATGGCGTTGTAAGAAGGAAGCATGGGTTTGATTGATTACCTATGTAATATACTGAATTTGGGCGCTGAAGTCAAGGGGGTGAACGATCAGCGTTGCTTATGGCGCTGACGATACCGATAAGACGCAGACGGGTCAGGATCGTAAAGACCACCACCCATACGATCTTCAAGGTAGAACATAACAGAGAATGTGGCAAGAATGATGCCACCAACGATTGCAGTTACCATCAGAATTTAACGTTGACTCCGATTACTTTTGCTTTGGGATTACGAGCGAGAGCAGTTTCTCTCGCATCTTGAGGATTTACAGCTTGGACTTCTTCGTTGAAGACCTTGCCACCGACATAGAGTTGAACAACGTAAGTCATAATAGAATCACTTCATGTAAAGGTAAGCGCCTGCCCAATCAGCATGAGCAAACAGATATTCACGATCACGAATCAGACGCAGATCGTAACGAACGCCCTTGGCAGGTTGCCTCCAAGACGCAGACTTGTAGACTTCACCAGTCTTCTTGTCAACAAAAGCGTGAACAGAGCGTTGACCACCATTGTCAATCATGATGATCTTGTGATACTTCTTGCCAGACTCGAAGGTATAATCATAACCTTCGGGAGCAACATGACGCAGAGCATCACAGAATTGCCACACATACTTAACAACATTCAGTTGAAGAGTATTGCGAGCATCTCGCTCGGCACAGTAGGAACTGAAGTCTTTGGTGAGAAAAGCGGAAGTCACTGGGGTGTCTCTCGATTACCTATGTAATATACAGGAGATCCAGCGCCGTGTCAAGCACTCCATTCATTAGTGTTTCTCATGAATGCTTCAAGCACTGATAAGCGATCCTTAACATCGTTCATATCACGCTGTAGATATTCGTAATCGTTCTTCAAATACTCATGCTGAAGAGCTTCATTAATGAACTTATCACGATACTCGTTGAGTTCATCATCTGTCTCCACAAATAGATTTTGAAGTTCTTCATATTTGATTTTGAGTTCTTCAAAATTACGACGCCAAGAATCTCTTTCTTTCTTCATGGCATCATATTCCATTTCTATCAATTCTTCGTCAGTATATTGTGCCATGTATTTAAGATCCTGAATTGTGTGATTCATGTTGTGCGATAAACTCTTCTAGTGCTCTAGTGATGTAATCTTGCATTTCATCATGAGTCATTGTGTTGAAGATAGCATATTTAGGATCATTTGGATCCCACTCGATAGCAAATGTGCCATCATCATTTTCACTGACTTTGAGTGAATCTTCAGTATACGTCATTTGGTTCCTCCCAATCTTTAAGTTTCATGGTGTAATTAATTAACGCATCAATTTGTGATTGAAGGCGATTCTCCATCTCATAAAGTGCGTTGGTGGTTTCTACATTTTCATCTTCAAGAATTTTAACACAATTCTCCAAATAAAGCAATCGTTCTTTATCAGTCATTTTCGGCAATTTTATCTCCCTTACCTACTAAAGATTTAGCCAACAACTGAGCAAAAGAATCCATATATTCAGCATCAAATGCTGTCATACCACTACTGGTCATAATACATTCTCTCATTTCTACCAGTTGTTGCCATTCTTTGTCTGTCATAGGTGATTTAGCAATTATCATACTAATTTATCAGGAAATCCACACAAATGGTGATTTCTTAATATTCTCTTTTTCTTTATGTAACAAAAAGTTACAATTATATAATTCCCATATATTTGAGATATCTACGATATGCTTGATATCTACCTAATCTGGGTTGATCTTTAACTCCCAACTGATGACAGATTTCACAATACATCAAAAACTCATACCATGGCGTAGTTTCATCTAGCACATGGTATGAATATTCTTTTTCTGCGACTTTAGAATACTCGTTTGGGGGGTTCATTCAAACTCTCCAGTGCGATTTTTGATTGTTGCTGAGTGATAAATGCCCTCAACTCTGGTGTCTCTATCCACTCCCAGATTGTGCCGTCTTTCTGAGTATAGGATTTCGGAATAGTTTGAATTTTCATGGATTTCAATGTAAATAGGATGATTTTTATTCCATTGTCTCACAACGCCCGCTACAATAAAAGCATTGGTGATGAGATATGTAGCGAAGATAAAGGTGCGAATGATAGCAACTTTATCTGCTTCGTTATCACAGTCGCTTGCCTTTTGCCCCAGCGACTTCGCCCACCAGCGCCACATCATTCGTAGTTGCTTCATAGTTAATTACTTTGTATCGTGTGATGTGTTTGTGAAAGTGGTCGTAGCATTGAAACCAACAGATTCGTTTTACGTCTCTGTCTTGATATTCTAGACGAATAGGAAACTCATTGTAAGGAAACTTATCAGGATCATTACTGAGTTTGAGACTATAATCCTGTTGGATCGTGGTAGGGATCTTCGTAGATGTAGGGGCTTTTTGTTTCGTTAGTTTCCCCCAGTTTTGATCCGTTTCCGCTTTGGCGGTAACGCGGGTGTTCTTGGCAGGCTTCGTAGCAGGCATCGTAGAAACTTTTTTCGGCATAACCACATCCTAACATGAAAGATTTAAAAATGTCAAGCAACTCATGTGCGTTGAGATCATCACACTTTGTTGAGATTGTCAGTGTCTTGTTTGGGTAGCGTTCACCCATACACACCAGATCATCGCTTTTGTATGTAAAAGTTGTTGTGCTCATTTTAATTCCTCTTTTTTAAAGATGCCCATAATACCTAACGGTGGTTCATTAATTTGTTTTATATCTGGTTTTGGTGTTTTTTTAGGAGTTTCAGTATATGGTTTATATGGTTTTGTGGCAGATTTGTCAAAATTTTTGTGACGAACACCACCACCTCTATTACGAGATTTCCAATTTATGTTTCTACTTTTACCTGCTGGAAGTTTAACAACAACTGCATCATTCTCAAAAACTTTTTTATCCCACCAAGTAATAAATGGATGATTAAACAAAGTTTCATCAACATCATAGATGTGATACACTACTTCACCATTAATGAGTTCAGAAGCTATGCCACCAATAAAGTCATCAACATCTTCCCCAGAAACAAAAAAAGGATCGTATGAGTTAGATATAGTTGTTTTATATCTATAAAGAGTAGAAATAATTTTTTCGCTCATCGTCCTGTCACATCCTCATAATCTTGTAGTTTACCATTTTTAAAGTGAATACGCAAGCGCGGCCAATCTTCCCACGCTCCTTTCCAGTTGGCAACATGTATTTCAATATACTTTGTCAGGTAGTGTGGTTGATACTTACCATGAACGCCAGTTGGAATCCATTCATGGTTGAAAAACTTTTTATCTGGATCATACTTCGGATGACCCTCTTCATAGATTTCCAATGAATGTGTGCCAATGTAACTTGGATACCACAATAGACCATTGGGATCTAACCAATAGTCAGTCATTGTGCCACCGATACCTTCTTCAATGTCTTTGGTTTGACACACCACATTTGTAAACTGCTCACCCAAATCATACGATGAGCGAAAGTAATCAAACATTCCCATAGTTTTACTCCTCAGTGAAACTATCTATAAAGGTTTTCCAATTTTCATCAGCTTGTTTTTCTGCCCAACCCCATGCACCATGCTCCATACCATCAATACTAGCGCATTCAATTTCTTGTTGAATTAAGAAACGAAGCATTTTAATTTGGTCTTCAGTCATCTTCACCAACCTTCATTTTATCAATATAAACACCACCAAGAACTTCGTGTGGTTTCATATAAAAGATAATCTTATCTCCACGGGCAAGTTGTTCTTCAATTCCTTCCATAGTAGCATACATTCCTTTTCTCACAGGTTGTGGAAGAGAATTGAGTGCGTCTTCAATTGTTTGTCTTTGTTCTTGTGTAAGTTCAGTCATTCCGATTGCTCCCAAAGTTTCTCACGCAGCATTCTAACACACTTATTCCATTCATAGGAGTTCGTGTCGTGTTCTTTCGGCATCCATTCTTCAACGGCATCTACAATCTCATCACACATATCAATAGAGAAACCAAGTTGATGCCTCATCACATTCCACAAGGATGGTGGGCGTTTGAAATGTTTTTCAAGTAGTTTATCATAGTCAAATACACCATCTTCCTTTGCTTGTTTCATAGCATTACGAAGCCCATCGGCAACTTGCTCTGGTGTTTGTGGTATTGGTTGATATTCAGTCATAAGGCAATCCTGTGTCTTTTTTCCACATTTTAGTATAAACCATCCAAGGTTCAATCTTGGGAGACATTTCAGCAGACCAATGCTGCCCGTTTTCATCAATAGCATCCAAGTAATGAATGCGTGTCTTGGGGTCAATCGTGCGAGTCACATAGACAAACTTCACTTTAGAAGTCATACTTAGCCTCCGTTTCTTTCATACGCAACAAGAAACCATCATCACCAATGTCACCACTGTAGAGATAATCAATATCTCTCATAATCGTTGCCATCTTACGCAGTTTGGGGATTTGCTCTCGCAACACATCAATCACATCAGGGTCATAACCTTTATGATATCCCCATTCATCATTGATAAAGTTGTTTTCAATCTCTACTTCCAACTCATCAGCAAACTGGGATACCTTGTGGTAATCGTAACCACAATTTCCAAAGTGCCCGCCGCTCATTTTACTGCCTCCAACTCATCAAGTTTCTCATTCACAAAACCAGTCATATCAAGTGTGCGTGGATCTACACCTTCCTCAAGACAATCAAGGTGAAACTCCATAACAGCACCAAGGATCAGACAAGCACGACGTTTATCATGTTTGGTGATAGCTGTGTGTGGCAGAGCAACATAAGCAACAATGTGCTCGTAGAGTTCGTCGTAGGTCATCAGTAATCCTCTTCATCAAAAGTAAAGTATTCGTAGAGTGAAGACATCACAGCATCTTCGATGTGCTCAATAATAGCACCTTCAGTAGGATTTTCTACATGTTTGTGTGCCCGTGAATATCCACGACGCACACCTTCTTCGATTGCTTGTTCTAGAATAACTCGGAACTTAGGTTTCATAGCATTACATCCTTGATTTCAGTGATAACTTCCCAGTGTGCGTCAGATTTGTCACCGAAGCGATTGCTACCAGTGCGAGTGCTGACCCAGAAGAAGTATTTACGATTCTCGGCGGCAAGAAATAACTCACCGCCAGTATCCTGCTCCACAACACAAACAGGATTGTTTTCCATCATGTTAGCAAGACGATTCTTTGCCTTGCTACTCTTAGGTTTTACAACGACTTTCCTCATTGGTTGGTTGCGTATGTATGTAATATATCACCCCTCAACGCTGGTGTCAAGGGGTGATTGATAAGTGTTACGGATACTTGCCGACGATACCAATAGTATATTTTATCTGTCCTCCAAATCCCGTGAATGATGCGTCAACGTCTGCTCTAATATCTGATACTACAGCTTTTCCATTGGCAATATTTTCCAATACTTTATGAAAATGTTTTTCTACTTCTGTTTTTGGAGCATCAAAAGCAAAATATGTTGGTGCTGGATTAACAGATGTAATTGTTTTACCATTACTAATCAGTGCGTTTGGTTTGATATAGCTGCCATCCATAGTAATAGCACCATTGTTTACAGTGGCAGCAGGAATGACGAATGCTCCACTATCCATGATTTCTGACCCACCATTGATAGTTAATCCTGGGTTAGAATGAGCTGGATTCAGAGTAATAGTATCGCCACCCAAAGTAAGAATATCTTCACCCATACCTCCGAGAAGATGAGTACCAAAGTATTTTTTAGCTTCTTCTAATTTGTCATTCAGTAGTGTTTCTTCTACGACTTCCTCTTCTTTCTTCTCACCGTAGATCTCTTCGTATTTGTCAAGTAGTGGATTGCTCATCTCTTTTTCTTCCTATCAATAACTTCAACGTGTGTTAAATGACCTGCTGGTGTTTGTAACCATCGTGCCATAACTTCATCATACCATTCATATGTTTCTACTTTACCACTAGCATAGAATAGTTTATATTTGTGCCTATCGTATGGTTTATAGCAAGTTTGTTCAAAGTATTCTGGTGATGTTTTAGGAATCAGTTGTGTCATAGATATGAATCTCCTCTGCGATATTTCTCAAAGTTGCGTGGTGCTGATGTCAGAAAATCACAGCGAATCTCAAACCATTTCCAGCGGAATGAGAATCCTGTGAGTGAGCGACTACCGAAGCTAATCAGCAGCATTGGAAATATCTCTGTGGCAGGATATTCATCCCATTGAATAACAACATCCATCAATGCGAAATGTGGATACCATCCAAGCAGTTGGAAATACCATTCGTTCCCGTAATCTTCGTAGTGGTAGTAATCAAAGAGTTTCATTTTCCTAACCTCAATACACGTTCATCAGACAGGTGAGGGTGATACAAATCATCATATGGGTAGATGTATTCATTATACCACCCAGAAGATAGTGCTTCCCAAAACTCTCCATATCCCCACCTATGCCCATCATTATAACATTCCAAAGCATAACAGATGTCATGGAATCCGTCAAGGAAAAGCTCTAATCTTGTTGGATTTTTAAATCTCATCCCATTCCTCGTATCTGGTATTGATTCTACCATTATTCAAGAAAATATTCAAGTGCCCTGTGTTACCATTCTCAAGATAGAATGCCATCCACACATGATGCCCCTCATCCATCACCTCATAGTGGTAGGATTTGATATTGTCAAGCAGAAACTCGTCTGGATTAAAGAGTGTTTTGTCGTCCATCATTCTTTTCCATAGAATTCAATTTTGAGTTGTGTGATTAACAAATCAAGTTTATCACTCACCCGTTGAACTTGTTCTTCAAGCATATCCAAACGATGCTCTATGACATGTTCTCTTTTAACTGAATAGGGATCAATCGTTGCCATAGTTCCTTGTAATGAATTAAGTAGTGGTTCGTCAAACATCATGAGTAATTAAAGTAAAAGTGGGTTTCCCAATCTAATGCTGGTTGGTCTCTACGCTCAATCATCTTCACAATGTATGAAGGAATCAGATTGGCATACTGAGTCATAAACTCTTCTTGTGTTGGTTGTGTTAGACCATAAATGTAATGGTCAACGCCTTCACCAATAAATTTAACAAACCTTTCAAGGTCTCTGTCTCTATCATCAAACTGTTGATAGTTGCGACATACTTTCAACCAGAAAGACTTACCCTCTCCAGTGGCAAAGTATTCGATAGCAAAGAAACGATAGAATGGTCGCTTATTCTCTTCTTCACGTTTTGCTGCTTCTTCAAGCATTTCTTCATGTGTCATCGTCAATCACCAAACATTCTTGTAAAATAAAAATAGAGATACTATTTCCCTGTTCATCAAACTGAGGTAATGGTTTACCGTCTTCCCCCAACTCAAATGGAGCATTTTGAATAATATAATAAACAGACCCACCAACTTCTGTCTCTTCGATCTGCTGTTTAATACCTTCAACAGTAGTAAATTTAGGATTGAGAGAAGCATTTAGTAATTGAAATGCCTCTTCAATATTTTTCCAGTCAATTTGTGATAATGTTTTCATTTTTTATATCAGGATGGGGTGCGTAAAGTGGTCCTGGATAATTACCAGCAAAAACAGAATTATAGGTTGGTGGGTGATACTTTAGATACTCACGAAATGTCATCTTCATTTCTTTTTGTGTCATTCCACAGTGAGCAGCAGCGGCAGGAAGTGTCATTGTACAATTGAACAATCCTTCGTTTGCCTCTTTAACATTTTCTGGAGTTGTTTTAATGGGTGATTGATACAACTCCCATTTATTAATTTTTAAAAGGCTCATTTTTAGTCATTTCATCAAGTTTGTCAAGGATGCCATCAAAAGATTTCATTTGGTCAATGCGACACAAAAGTTCAGAGATGCCATTACAAACTACTGGGCGCTCTTGACGAGCAGCATATGCCAAAGCATTGCGAAGTGCCGCAGATGCTTCATTCAGAGATTCTTCTACAGATTGTGATAGTGCCATCAGTCAGTTGCTCTCCATTGTGTAAGTTTGTTGCGAATAGTTTGAAACTCTTCTACATGCTGCAGAATACGATGTGCGGTTTCCTTTGCAGTCTCTTGGTCATCTTCATTCCAACTGGAGCATTCAGTCCACACATAATAGATTTCATCAACGATAGTATCAATCAATTTGTCATAATGAGTCATTTAGTAACCTCCAGACGACGCTTTAGCGCCTGTTTGCGAGCTTTTGCTTGACGCAGTGCCTGAGGTTTCAGGGTGCGCTTCTGTTCTTTCTTAGAGTGATGCTGCCAGTTGGGCGTGGTCATCGGTCTTTTGCTTGTCTCATAACTATATAGCAAAAGAGG